TGTACGTCACCGTGTCCGTCAACTAATTCTTCTGTAACGGTTTCTGCATCATCCGAGGTATTTACCACTGACGCTTCTTTTACCAAGTAATCTGACATAACTTTATCGAGGTTTGTACCAATCCACTTTTTACGATAGTCAAGGATTTCTTCACCATCAAGTGTAGTGTACGCAAGTCTGTTTCCTTGCTTTTTAATAATGTCTTTTGCTTCAAACAGTTCAAGCAAGCCACTATACGGATTCATACCAGTTTCGTATGGAATCTTAACTTGTACACCTTCAAAAGGTTTAGCGTAACGAGTCTTCATAACTTTACAGCCAGCACGGATACCCATAACTTGACTGATCTTGTTACCATCTTCGTCTTCTTTTAGTTTAAGTTTCTTCATAGCAACAACAATACTTGATGCATAAATGAAGCCTTGTCCACCACTGATCTTGTCATCTGGATCAAACATATCTTGTGATGCATATGTGTGATTAGTACATACAAGTCCTACGTTATGTGAACCAATCATGTTAACTGTGTTACGAACAAGTGAAGTTAATGCCTTAGGCTTACGACCCATATCACCTTTCATGTCACCTTTGTTAAACTGATCAACATCTGTAGGTGTTAGCAACATACCTAAACTATCAATAACGAACAACACCTTAGGACGGTCTTCTTCGTTCATTGCTTTGTAGTCTGTCATAAACGTACTAATAGTTTTAGCAACGTCATCAATCATTGACATGTTGAGTTTTAGTAGTTTGTCTTCTGATGTGTCTACATTAAGAGCATGTAGCCACGATTCGTCAAGTGCGTTCTCTGAGTCAATTAGTACTACAAAGATGCCTTGTTCTTGTGCTGCTTTTACAATGTTGCCTGCACAGATATAACTTTTACCTGCGCCTGACTCTCCTGCAAACACCGTTACCTTACCCATCGGAACACCTCTGTTGAAGTCTCCTGAAATAAGATAGTTGAGTGCGAAGTTACCTGTACTAATCCAATCAGTAGGATCGTTAAATCCTGCACTCATACCTGATATGGACTTAGTTAGTGCCGTCCGAAACTTAGTCGGATCAAATGCCTTATTAGCCATATTATTCTCCTAATCTAAAAAGCTATATGGGGGACTTCTCCCCCATAAATTATTACTGTTGACGTGACCTAATCATTGCCAAGATATCTTGAGCATTGCCACCTTCTGTAGGCGCTGCTTCAGCTGCTGGCGCTGGAGTTGCTTCTGGCGCTGGTGCAGTTTCTACTACTGGTGTCGGTGCTACTGGCGCACTTTGACTTACAGCGGTTGCTTGTGGGCTTGCTGCTACTTGGGGATCACCAGTACGTGCTTGCATACCTGCAGGACGGAAATAGTTGCTCCATCGATCAGGATCGTATGCTTCGCCGTCTACTGACGCTTCAAACATCTCCTGCATCACTTTTTGTGCAGTTGCGTCTGGCTGTTTAGGTAGGAAATCTGACAACGTAAACAGACCGTGTGCATCAATTGCAGACATTTCTGCATCACCTAATGGACGATCTCTACGTGCCCAGTTTGATGTGCCATAGTCTGCATAGCCGCCTTTGCTTGTCTTGTTAAGACGGAAGTCTACACCTGCTGTATAGTCAGTTGGCATTTCTTCCATGTCTGGATCCATTAATGCTGTCTTAATGATCTGGAAGATTTGTGGACCAATAATGAAACGCCTAATAGGATTATCAGGTGCTTGATCATCAGCAATTGGATTATCTGTTACGAAGCCTTGAAATACATATGAACGCTTCTTCCAATACTTACGACCCATGTCTTCAAGACTTGAATCTTTAAACCAGCCACGCACTTCATTAAGAATGTTACATGTCTCGCCGTACATTTCCATACATGGAATTTGTACTTGTACTGGACGTGAATCAGTTTCACCTTTAATACCTGCGAAAGGAAGTTTGATCATCAAACGTTCTTTCCAAAAGAAAGTATTATCTGCGTCTCCATCAGGAAGGAAACGTAGAGTACAACTCTCGCCTTCTTTAATATTCCAAAATGGGTAAATTGGGTTTGGACCGTTTGATCCGCTTCCGCCGCCTGATGCACGGCTTTCTTGTTCTTTTAGTTTAGCTCGAATTTCTGCTAATGATGCCATAGTTAATGCCTCCTATAAATGCCTATGTCGTGTTATGTAGCTACATTGCTACGTTGTGCCTATTAAGTTTGTAGCACAGTTATTAGTATAACATCGCTACAATATTTGTCAAGTCTTTTTTAAAGAAAAAGAAATAAAACTTATAAGTGGGTTAGCTAGTTATCTTAAACCAGCTAACTCTCTCATTCTTTCATATTCGTCTGGTGCTTCCATTTGCTGTGGTTGTGTATGCATTTGGAACTCTTCAAACTTTGCTTGTATTTGTTCAATAAACGCCTTAGCAGGTTCTATGAACTGCTCGCCGTAATCTTTTTCTACCATTGTTAATACTGCTGTTTCGCCTTTTGGAAATTCGCCTGATTCTTTATCAAAATAACTCAGTATAAATTCGCCTAATGGTGTCTTATCGTCCTTTTCAAGTGTAATCTCGTCACCGTCTGGACCATCAATTTTATCGCCTTTTTTCTTGCCGTTCATTTTGGCTTTCTTTACAGCGTGTGCGTATGCATTGCCTTCGTCTGCATCAGTTTCTTTTTCGCTGAACTGTCCCATCAAATCTTCAAATGCTGATTCAATTTCATCTTCATATGTAGCAAATCCACCTGGCGGTAAACCTCTACTTGCTCCGCTTGGACCTGTTCCCATCGAATAAGGCATTTGCAATACTTGACCAACTTGTAATGCACTAGGGTCAG